TTGGTCAAGGATTTATTGCTCACGAATTAGCAGAAGTAATACCAGATGCAGTAAGTGGTGAAAAAGATGCAGTAGATGATGAAGGAAAACCAGTATATCAAGGTGTAGATACATCATTCCTAGTAGCTACTTTAACAGCAGCAATCCAAGAACAACAAACCATCATCAACGACCTAACAGCTCGTATAGAAACATTGGAGGCTAAATAATGGCATCTTTAGTCTTAAACGGAAATACTAGCGGAAGTGTAACTATATCCTCTCCAGCAGTATCAGGCACAACTACGCTAACATTGCCTACTACAACAGGAACGGTATTAACAAGTGCAAGTAATACTAACTTTCCTGCTGGAAGTGTATTGCAGGTAGTAAGTGCTACTTACTCAACAGTAGTATCAACAACTTCAGGAACACCACAAGCATCAGGATTAACAGCAAGTATTACTCCATCTAGTTCATCTAGTAAGATATTGGTAATTGCTACAATGGGAGACCAAGCTACAACTGCAGCAGGAAATGGTGTTGTATCATATTTATATAGAAATGGCTCAAATATTGGTGGAAGTTTTTTTGGCTCTAATCAAACATATATATCAGCTACAGTATCTTTTAATATTGGAGCAAGTCAGACAATTAACTATTTAGACTCACCATCTACAACTAGTTCTACAACTTATGCTATTTATTTTAATAGTAAAAATTCAGGTGCTTCCACTGTAAGTTTGTTTAGGGATAATACTACTGGCTCAATAACTCTTATGGAGATAAAAGGATAATGGATAAACATTCAGCTATATATAAACTTTATCCTAATGTAATCACTATTCGTGGTGATATTGCATATGATAAAGACGAGAAGGTAGTCACATATGATAACAATGCTGTAGAAACATTAATGGCATCTGAAGTATACAAATATTTAAGAGCATCAGAATACCCATCTATTACAGACCAACTAGATTATATTTACCATAACGGTATAGACGCATGGAAAACAGACATGATTGACCCTGTAAAAACTAAATATCCTAAAGGAACAGTATAATGCCTGTTAGCATATCAGGAACAAACGGAGTCACATTCCCAGACAGTAGTCTACAAGCTGCTGCAGCGTCACCTTATGTGCTAAAGAACCGTATTATAAATGGTGACATGAGGATTGACCAGAGAAATGCTGGTGCTAGTGTTACACCTGCGTCAGGAGCAAATACTTACACATTGGACAGATGGAGCGGTTACGCTTCTCAAGCATCTAAATATACTATTCAACAAAATGCTGGTTCTGTAACTCCTCCAGTAGGTTTTACTAACTATTTGGGCGTAACATCATCTTCTGCATATTCTGTTGCAGCTACAGATATATTTATGATAAGACAGCCTATTGAAGGCTATAATGTTGCTGATTTAGGTTGGGGTTCTGCCAATGCTAAAACTGTAACTTTGTCTTTTTGGATTCGCAGTTCACTAACAGGAACTTTTGGCGGAACTTTAAACAATAGTGCTGGCGATAGAACTTATGGTTTTAGCTACACTATTTCATCCGCCAATACATGGGAACAAAAGTCAATTACTATTGCTGGCGATACTACTGGAACTTGGCTAACAACTAACGGCATTGGTTTATACCTTAATTTTAGTATTGGTACTGGCTCTACATATTTAGCCCCATCTTCTGCGTGGGGTTCTACTTCTTATTTTGGATTTACTGGTCAAACTAATGTAGTAGGCACTAACGGAGCTACCTTCTACATCACAGGTGTCCAACTAGAAGTAGGCTCAACAGCAACACCATTTGAACGCAGACTTTATGATAAAGAGTTAATAAGTTGTCAGAGGTATTTTGAAAAGTCATATAATCAATCTACTGCTATTGCTTCTGGTGCATCAACAACTATGATATTAATTCCTTCACCACTAAATTTTTCTAGTAATGCTTATATTCAAACAATTTATTATAAAGTAAATAAAAGAACTACACCAACAGTTACACCTTATGCATACAATGGAACATCAGGTCAATGGCATACAGGAGTAATAGGAGTTAATGAAGCACTTGGAAATGCTACTGTTGACAATTCATCAGAATTTAAATTTGGTCTTTATATTGCATATACTGTAACTCCTAATGTTGCTTATGGACACTTTGCATCATCAGCCGAATTATAAGGATAAATTATGTATCAATTAATTAAAAATTTAAGAATAAAAGAAATAGTTTCTGTATTAAGGACTATAGATAACGCTAATATTCCATTTGACCCAGATAACACAGACTACCAAGCCTACCTTAAATGGCTTGAAGAAGGCAATCAACCTTTACCAGCAGACGAATAAGGAGCAATAAATGTTTGGCATAAGTGCATTTTCCCAAAGCCCATTTAGCTCATTATCAGGTAGAACATTAGACGCTGCAGCACAGATAACAGCAAATGCAACAGTAAGTGCATCAGGAACACGATTTAGAACATCTGCAGCAAGTATTACAGCTACTGCAACAATAACAGTTACTACAAGCGGTGCATTAGTATTTGGCACAGCAGTTATCAATGGATTTGCTACAGTATCTGCATTAGCTACAAGAACACAATTTGGTAGTGGTGCAATATTAGGAACAGCTACAGTATCTGCTACTGGTGGCTCTATAGCACTATCTTCAGCAAGTATCACAGCAACAGGCACAGTAAGAGCATTAGGTTCATTAGTACAGTCTGGCATTGCTTCTATTACAGCCAATGCTACAGTTACAGCTAATGGCTTCCGTATACTATCAGCAACAGGTTCTATTACAGGAATTGCTACAGTATCAGCACTTGGTGGTTTAATAAATTCAGGTAATGCAAGAGTAAATGGTTTTGCCACAGTAAATGCAAGTGCTAAAGCTATATGGTCAGGCTTTGCTTATGTAGAAGGCGTAGGAACAGTTACTGCTAAAGGTACAAGACAAGGTGAAGGATGGACACCAGTTACTCCAGGTGCAGAAACATGGACAACAGTTACAGCAGGAACAGAAACTTGGACTGATACAACTCCAAGTACAGACATTTGGTTACGACAAGGATAAAAGATGGCAAAGACAAAAATTAGTGAATATTCAGCAACCCCAGCCGACAATACAGATATTAGTAATATTAACATTGCTGAAGGATGTTCACCTGCTAACGTAAATAATGCTATTCGTTCTTTAATGGCACAAATTAAAGACCTACAAGCAGGAACTTCTGGAGATACTATTCCTCTAACAGCAGGTGGCACAGGCTCTACTACAGCTAGTGCAGCTAGAACTGCTTTAGGTGTAGTGATTGGCACAAACGTTCAAGCGTATGATGCAAACACAGTTTTTGATGATGTATCAGCTACATTTACTGCTGCAAACTCATTTACTGCTAAACAAACATTCACAGGCTCATCTTCAGTTATCTCATCTAAATTTGTTAATGCTTTAGAAGGTGTCACAGTATCAGCAACTGCAGCTACTGGCACCATTAACTATGATGTAACTACACAGTCTATTCTTTTTTATACAAGTAATTCATCTGCTAATTGGACTGTAAACTTTAGAGGTTCATCTGGCACATCTTTAAATACTGCAATGGCTACAGGTGAGTCTATTACAGTAGTATTTTTAGTAACTAACGGTACAACAGCATACTATAATAATGCAGTTACTATTGACGGTACATCTGTTACTCCTAAATGGCAAGGTGGTTCTGCTCCTACAGTAGGTAATGCTTCTAGTGTAGATGCTTATTCATATTCTATTGTTAAAACAGGTTCTGCAACATACACAGTATTTGCCTCACAAGTTCAATTTAAGTAGGATAAAACATGCCTTTATTACAACGTACTGGTGGTATGGGAGCTAAAGGATTTGGGCTTACAAGCGTAAATACGTTTAGTTTTATAGCTACAATATCATCTAATACTACAAGTTATAATTTAGCTACACAAGCTACAGCAGCAGGATGGAATGGTGTTGCACCTCTTATTGCTAATGTTACTATTAACAATGGAGTTGTAGTATCAGGTACTGGTAATGGTACATCATCTGCATTTGTTATAAATGGACTTTCAGAAAAATCAATTATCACTATTAACAATAGTGGCATTGTAACTGGAATTGGTGGAGCTGCAGGCTCTAATGGAAGCGGTGCTGGAACTTCGGCTTATCCTGGTAATCCTACTTCAGTTAGTCCTATTACATTTTCTACTGGATACAATGGCACAGGCTATCCAACAGGTTATGGTGCAGGTGGTTCAACTCCTGGGTATAATTATTATTCTGGTGGCGGTGCGCCTGGTGGCACTAATGGAGGTACAGGTACAAACGCTATATATTTAGCCTCTAATGTAGCAGTTATTATTAATAACAGCTCTACTGGATTAATGGTGGGTGGAGGCGGAGGCGGTGGTGGTCAAGCAGGTAATAATGCTGGGGGAGGTGCTGGTGGAGCTGGTGGTTACTTAATACAAGAAACAGGTTCACATCCTGCAGTCATTGTAAATAATACATCAGGTGGCATTGTAGCATCAGGTGGTGGTGGTTCAGGAGGATGGGGTAATAGAGCTGAAAATGATGGTATTGGTGGTAGGCCGGGATATGCAGCAACTAATTGGCCTAGTGGTATAGGTAACTATGGTGGCAATGGAACATCTCCGGGTTTAGCTACAAATAACACAGGCAATACATTGGTTAATACAACAGGCACATTTACTTTATCACCAGCTGCATAAGAGAATATACATGACAACACAACGTATACAATTTAAAGATTGGTTACCTGACCAACCCTCTATATTAGACACAGTATCAGAGGCTAATAACGTCATTCCTTTAGCTATAGGATATGGTCCATTTAAGTCAGCAGTAAACTATTCAGGTGCAGCTACAGAAGACCTTAATAACTGTTTTGCAGCTAAAGTGGATAATGATGTAAGTATATTTGCAGGCGGTTCTACTAAACTATTTAAAGTATCTTCTACAGACTTAACTATGGAAGATGTGTCTAAAGCTAGTGGATATACAGGTATTAATAGATGGAAATTTGTTCAATTTGGTAATTATGCACTAGCTTCTAATGGTTCTGAAAAAATACAATATTATGATGTGAACTCATCTACAGACTTTGCAGATTTAGCAGCAGCAGCTCCAGTAGCTAAATACATTACAGTAGTTCGTGACTTTGTAGTAGGTGCTAATATTGGTGCTGGTACATATCCATCAAGAGTACAATGGTCAGATATTAATGACCCAACAGATTGGACAGCAGGTGCTGCATCACAGTCAGATTATCAAGAACTTCCTGACGGTGGTGACATTACAGGCATTACAGGTGGCGAGTTTGGTATAGTATTTCTAGAAAAAGCCATTGTGCGTATGTCATATATTGGCTCACCATTATTCTTTCAATTTGACACTATCTCTCGTAACGTAGGTTGTATAGAAGGTGGTTCTATAGCTCAATATGGTGGTATTACATATTTCTTATCAGATGATGGTTTTTATTCATGTAATGGTCAACAAGTCATTGGTATTGGTTCAGAAAAAGTAGACAGATATTTCTTTAACAATGCTAACATTGGCGATATTGACTCTATATCAGCAGCAATAGACCCAGAACGTAACTTAGTTATTTGGAATTACACAACAGTTTCAGGTAACAGAGCATTACTTATTTATAATTTTGAAACACAAAAATGGTGTGAAGCTGATACAGACGTAGATGTTTTATCTACTTTAGCTACAGCAGGTACAACTTTAGATGCTATAGATACAGCATATAACATAACAGCAGGTTCTTTTGTAGTAGGTAAGTCATACACCATTAGAAGTTTGGGTACAAAAACAGGAACATATATTAGAGTAGGAACAACTGTCACAGTAACTATTACAGCTCATGGGTTTTCTACTGGTAATGTATTAGCTATAGACTTTACTAGCGGAACTGCTTTAGATGGTAATTATACTATTACAAGCACAGGAGCAAATACATTTACACTTACTACA